CTAAAGCATACACAGATTCACAAGCCACTGCTCTCGCTTTGGCATTAGGATAAAATATGGCATTCAAAAACTACACAAAAACTATAGCCGCAGGTGCTTCTGAAGGCACTGATACTCAAGTACGAGAAGCAACTTCTACCGATGTAATCATTGGTCTTAACGTAGCAAACACAAGTTCCACAACTACTTCTACAGTTGCCGTTAAGATGGCAGGAACAAAGTTACTAGATAATGCACAGATTCCTGTTGGTGGGGCAATAGAAGTTATCCAAGGTAAAATTGTACTAGAAAGTGGGGATGATATAGATGTAATACCCACGGGTGCAGGAGTAGATGTGGTTATGTCAGTATTGGAGAACGCATAATGAAAAGATATGGAGCAGGAACTATAGATCCTAGTGCTTTTACACCAGTACAAGCAGACAACTCAGGACTCACAGGATACCAAGCAAATAACCAAGGTATCCTGAGAAACCCTTCTACCATTTCCTCAGATATTGAAATTAAGGCAAACGAGAACGCATGTCTCGTGGGGCCAATTACAATTTCTGGAACCTTAACAGTCTCAGGTCAACTACAGATTATTTAAAATGGCAATACACTTAACACCCGAAGCAAATCCTACAATACAAGAAGGAACGCTATACGTTGATAGTGCTACTGGTGAGTTCAATGTTGCTGGTAGAACGACACCACATATCATTCCTGGGGTTCTGTATCCTGCTGTAGTTGGAAAGTTACTTGATGGTTCTACATCACACTCTGGTAACTATGGTACTGCTCAGACTGATGGAAGGTCTTACTACTACACCGATATCAAGGGCAGTAAACCAATCAAAGACCCTCGTATCGGTGGGCATTTTGGGAGTAAGAGGTACAAGTTTAAATCACTACAGTTACTTGAGCAGGAGACCGCAACTAGCGGTGTAGAAGTGCATGCGATTGATGGTAGAGAGTGGATGAGAACAAGTGGGAAGCTAGGAGGTTCTTCTGATCCTGTTTATTATAGATACGATAATCTTGGAACAGTTGTTCAATTTTATAGGAACGGAACTGGTTTCATTGAACTCACAGGGTACTTTAATGACGCTAATTTCATACATTACACAGGAAACGGCAGGGGATTCCAGTATCATTTAGACGGAGGATCGGCAAGTGCAACTCTTGGAGAAACAACAGTAAATAGCCCCTTAGTAGGCAGATATGTGGATGGTGGTTCTGTTACTAACCTTGGCATTTCAACCACACTTGGTATTCACACTTTAAAAATTAGAAGTAGCACAGCAGATGATTTACTGACTTACGGCATCGAACTAATCGCCCAAGACACATCCAACCGCAACAACATACAGATCCCTAGTCAGAATGTGGTTTCTTATGGGAAGAAGTTTACTGTAAGTGCAGAGGGTAGTTCTGGGCATCATTACGATCCTTTTAATGGGTTTACATCTGGTTCTTCTGTCTCTTCTTATGTAGATACTGCAACCAGTTTAGGATTAGATAAGTGGTTGCATTCTAGTAATTACTATCGGCCTTATAATGGTGGACGAGTTGTAAAGTGGGTGGATTCTAGTGGAGTGATTAAAACAAGTGTTACTTTGATGCCACCTAATGCAAAAAGTATTGCTGATTCCTCATCACTTACTAATGCAACTGCAAAAGCAAATGCTTCAGCATCTAATGACACTTTTTACCCAACTTTTGAAGCACACACTACAGACGTAAACGAAGACAATCTGCATGAAGTAGCCAAGACTTTTCATTGGAGAGAGTTTGGAAACGGAAGTGCTAATGGGGATACTGGTTATGCAGATGCAAGTATGCTTAGTGTAGCAGGACAGGAAATAGCTTATGTAATGGATGACGGATTAACCTCATTTAGTGCCCAAAATGCTTCAACTAGAAATAGCTTAGATTTTGAGCCGAACAGTAATAACACTAACAATGACCACAATGCTTATTTTACATTTATTGGCACAGGATTAACGCTCACTGCTTCACAGAATGGGGCACAGACAACAACTGTTGTCCAAAACCTACCTTATGGGACACACGTTTATAATCATTTTTATCAAGCGGATTCTAACGCAGAGGGTAAAATTGATGGGGTCGCATTAGGTGATACTATGAGTGGGACTTATGGAGATTTATCAGAAGTAACCTTCCACCAACCCAAAAGACCACCAATCCCTGAAGATGCTTGTGTGATCGCAGACTATATGCTGATGGCAGATTTTGTGGCACAGAGTACTACTGTCGTAGAAACAGCAATCAGCAAGGGGGTAAGAGTTGTTAGCGGTTCACGAGATCACTTTATTGATGGTACATCTACTTTCGCAGGTGCTGGGATAGAAATGGGTTCAGCGAGAGGTTTCCAAGGTGTTTATGGCCTGAGAAGTGGAGTTGCCCAAACTGCACAGTTACCCTTTTTTGGCACTCGTTTTTTAATGGGCATAGAAGACACATCTGTAGCTCATGAATTAACAATTAATGGCACTTCTGTGACAGAAGATGTTTATGATTGTTCAACAACTACTGGGATGGATTTAAAAGGGATTCCAACAGCAAATGTAGCAACATTAGGTGTTAATACTGCTAAGATTACTATGCACGGATCTAATTCTGGTTATCGTTTTTGGGGAACACATGTTGATACCCCAATCCACACTTCCTCCCACTACCAATCCTTTGAAACCCCATTCCTTCATGAGTTAGTTGGGGGTGACAGAAATATGGAACAGACGAATTTAGTTTGTAGCCCAGATGGGAAGACTTGGGATGAGGTTACGAGGGATACGAGTTATCTTGGGAATTTAGCAGTATGCACTGTGGCTTCAGGCTCCACAGATTGGGGAACTTTTGCTGTTTGTGATGCATGGAGGGGAACTTATAACTCAGTAAATTACTTTAATAAGTATTTTGCAATTGCTTATGACAGATTAATTTGTTTAGTAGATGGGCAATACGAGTTTACTGCGGTAGGGAGGTCAAACACAGGTGGGTCTTTAATTACTTGGAATATTAATGGTACGCACGCAACACTTACTATATCAAGTGCTGGTCTTGCTGGTATTGCTCATCATGTAGCTAATTTAAAAAAAGGAGATGTGGTTGCCGTTCAAGGTGAATTTGGAACTGATTCTGATGCTTACAACGTAGCAACAATTAAAAAAGTTTAATTATGTTTATAGCAACTAAACTCACAAAATTAATCGCCATTCATGAGGTTGAATGGCAATGCAGAAGGAAGGCTAAAGGTCTATCAAAACCTGAATACTGGACTTGGCTAGAATCAGTAACTACTGAAGACGAAAACGGAGTTAAAACCTATGATTTTAGTGGTGAAGATTACGAGATAGTAGAAACCGATGCACCCCTTAGTTATCAAGACGAAGAAGGCAATACCATTAGTTTCAACCAAAGCGGTCACATACATTCAGACTTAGACGGAACACACTACCACCTAACGTGGGACGGATCTGCGATTACCCCAGACGATACCGCATTAATCGAATGTCAAACCGCAGAGAAGTGGAAACGTGTTCGTGCGGATAGGAATAGGAAATTAGCAGAAACGGATTACCTTGCGTTGTCAGATCAGACCTTGAGTACAGAAATGAACACCTATAGACAAGCGTTACGAGATGTACCTACGCAAACGGACCCAGATAACATCACATGGCCTAGTAAACCATCATGAGTAGCATAATAAAAGCAAATGAAATCCAGAATAGTTCTGGAGGTGCTGATGTTAAAATTCAGACTTTAAAGCATCCGAATAGTAGCAGTAATAATCTGGTGCTGGGGAGTGATGGGAGTGCGACTGCAACCCTTAGTTCTACTTCAGTAGTTCCTGCATCAGTTGGTAGTAGTATGGTGCTGATCAAAAAAGTAGATATATCTGGCACTCCTTCAAGTGTTATTTTTGATAATAGTGATTCGGATGTCACCTTTGATACAACGTATGATAATTATGTTTTTTACCTTAGTAATATTGTTCCGACTACTGATGCAGTAGGTTTAGTTACAAAGCTAAGAACAAATAGTAGTGATATAACTTCAACTATTTTGGGGGGTGCATCAGTCTTCTATGACCATGTTTCTTTAGGTGGTGGTAGTACAACTTTTGATTATGGTTCAAATGGTTTTTATCTTCCCTCGGTTAGTAATACTGCAAGTAAAGGAGGCATCTCAGCTACGATTACATTATATAAACCTGCTGATAGTACCATAACAACAAGTTCAACAATTGATTGGATTTATTATAGAAGTAACGCATATGTTTATACTGGTAGTGGTGGTTCCCGTGTTCAAGCCCAAACCTTAATAAATGGTATACAATTTTATTGGGAGAGCAGTAGTACTTTTAAAAATGTTGGCTCAATTGCAATGTATGGGATAAAAAATGCCTAAAATTATTTACAATGGTGTTTTAAGAGAAATGACACCAGAAGAACAAGTCGAATATGACAAATCTCTTGAAGCTGAAAAGTTATTAAAAGCAGAACGTGAAAAAGTAAAATACAAAGATGATCGCAGAATGGTTTACCCTGAGATCGGTGACCAACTAGATGACCTATTTAAGCAAGGGGCATTTTCTGAAGAAATGACTGCAAAAATACAACAAGTAAAAACGGATCATCCTAAACCAGAATAATAATCATGCCTAGTACACTACAAGTATCAAATATAAAAGACCTTACTGGCAGTAATACTGGACTTAGTATAGCTTCAGATGGTCAGGTTACTATTGCACAGAATAATCCTACGATTCAACTAGGGAGTAATACAACTTTTGGAAGTGGGGTTTCTTTATCAAATGCGACTTTTCCTGATGGAATGGTTATCAATGAAAAAGTTTTGTATACCAGAAAAGATACTACAGCAATTGTTACTTCTAACAGTAATAACTCTTTTGTAAGCACGGGTATAGATGGCACTTTTGATACAAAAGCATCCTCAACTGATGCTGATATGTTGTTTATAATATATTCAGGGATGATGCACGTACAAGGAACTATTGCTGGTGAAACAGCTATTTGCCTTACTACAAGTAGCAATACATCATATAGTGTTTCTAATGATTTGCAAGGGGGGACACAGTACAAAAACTATATTGTCAATGATGCCAATCATAGTCCAACAACAATGGTGTTTTATAATCATTTTATCTCATATAGTGCAGGAGATACCTTGCATTGGAGAGTGTTCTTTAAAAAGAATACAACAGATGGTAATAATTTTTATTTATATCATGGTGGGTCAACTATGTATATCATCATGAAAGAGATACTAAAATGATAGATAAGATAGATGCAGTTAAAGAATTAGTTGGTGGTGGATTAACTCAAATTGCAGACGGATCAATTGTTTATCATGATGGTCAAACACCACCAACAGAAGAACAAATCCAAGCAAAAATAGCTGAACTCCAAGCTGCCTACGACTCCAAACAGTACCAACGTGACCGAGCATCCGCCTACCCTAGCACCGCAGATCAGCTAGATATGCTCTACCATCAAGGTATCGATGGGTGGAAAGCGGAGATCAAGAAGGTGAAAGATGCACATCCAAAACCTGAGTCAACATGAGTGGACACAGCCCAAACCCAGCAGATTCTTATTATAACTATCCAACACAAGCAACAGAAGTTATGCCAGAAGTAAGCACATTATATCAAATGGTTATGGACTTAGGCATACCAGCCTGTGTCATCATAGCTGCATTTTGGTTCATTAGATACCAAAGTGAACTAGCGAAAGCGGAACGAGAGGAATTCTGGAAGAAAGATGAGGAGCATGATGCTCGACTCTTGGACATGATTGAAAAGTCGTCTGATGCTATCTTGCAGATTAAGTTAGCCCTAGATGCAAATACTAATGCAATGAAAGAGCTACTAAAGAAATAATGGAAGAAATACACGAGAAAAAAACAGTGAGAAATGGTGGAAAACAAAAGGATGACCCACACATCCAATTGATGAAACTTAGATTTTGGGCAAGGTTTCTTATATCGTTACTTGCCTTTGGTCTTTTTGGTTGGCTTGTGTTTACTATGGTGAACAAACCAGATGAACTAGCTCAATCAAGTAAAGACCTTATAAACTTAGCATTCGGTGCATTCTTACCGATCATCGGAATGTTAGGCAAACACTGGTTTGAAACAGCACATGACGAACCAGAACATAACCCAGAACCAACTAAACCGAAAGAAGAAGATGCTACCAGCGTTACTCCTTAATGTAGTCCAATCGTTAATCGTGGACAAAGCCCAGTCGTTAGCTAAAGAACACGTTGCTGACGCAATTGAAAGAAACCTGGATGAAGACCAGAAGAAAATGTTAGATGATGTTGTAGATATGATGCCTGACAACAAGTTTAAGACATTTAAGGAATTTATTGGATAATATATGGCTAAAAAGAACTACAAGAAAACTCCTAAAACAAATGTAGGTGATATTATAGAAGGTTTTGGGTTTTCTGGTGGTCCTAGAGGAAAATCTGCATCAAAAAATAAAACTGTAGGTTCTGTTACAGGACAAAAAACAGATAATATGGATTTTTTATTTGATGATATTTCTAAAATACATTTTCCTAAAGGCAAGCTAAATAGAATAAATATAAAAAAATGGCAAGGTGAATTAGGGCCACCTAAGAACCCAATGCCCTCCAGTCATCATAGAAAAGTAGCCAATATTAAACTGAATAAAATGAAGGTAAATAAAAAGTGAAACTAAGCAAAAACTTTAGTCTCAAAGAGCTTACCAAGTCTTCAACAGCAGTTCGACATGGGATAGACAATAACCCAAACAAAGAACAAATGATTAACCTCGTTGTTCTTACGAACTGCGTGTTACAGCCGATTAGAAATGCTCATGGTCGTGTTGATGTCAACTCTGGGTTAAGGGTACTGGAGTTGAACCGTGCTATCGGAAGTGGAGATTCAAGTCAGCATGTGCAAGGCATGGCGGCAGACATCGAGTGCCCTGCTATCAGCAACATGGAGTTAGCTGAGTGGATTCGGGATAACCTTGAGTTCGATCAGTTAATCCTAGAGTTCTACACACCTTCAGACCCTGCTTCTGGTTGGGTCCATGTGTCCTATAACAAAGAAGAAAATAGGAAACGTGTGTTAAGAGCAGTTAAGAATGATGGAAAAACAGTATATCAAGAGGGACTTACGTAATGGCTAAACCAAAGTTAAAAAAGATTTTACCTAAGACAACCACAGGTGAAATTATAGAAAGTTTTGGACCTGGAGGCGGACCTAGAGGGATGTCTAGGAAAACTGGTTACAAGATAATGAATAAGTTTTTCAAAGATAACCCAGACCTTAAACCTAATAAAAATCCTGCTAATTGGAAAGGTAAAGCTCATACTCCAGGTACAATTAAAAAAGACCCAACTCGTAATATGAGAGAGTGGCCTGAACATTTTAAAAACTCAAAGTTTCAAAAAATGAAAATTGGTGGATGAAAGCAAAGAAAGAGATACTAGAGGAACTGCATGGTTCGGTAGCACTTGAGCTACTTCGCAGGATTAGAAGTGGTGAAGCACTCCCTGCTGACATAGCGAACTCCATAAAGTTCCTCAAGGATAACAATATAGAAGGACTAGCAACCGAAGGATCACCTCTTGGCAATTTAGTCAATAGTATGCCTTTTCCCTCTCGTGAAGAATTAAAGGAATTGAACTAATGAAACCTGGACTCTATGCAAATATCCACAAAAAACGTGCTCGTATCAAGGCAGGTAGTGGAGAGAAGATGCGTAAAGCGGGTGACAAAGGTGCACCCACTAAAGCAAACTTTGAACGTGCAGCAAAGACTGCAAAATACCAGAAGAAAAAGTAATGGCTAAATCTCCTGCTTGGCAAAGGAAAGAAGGTAAGAATCCTTCTGGGGGTCTTAACGCTAAAGGCCGAAAGAGCTACAACAAAGCTACTGGTGGGAACTTAAAACCTCCTGCTCCCAACCCTAAGTCCAAAGAGTCTAAAGGAAGAAAAAAGTCATTCTGTGCTAGGATGAAAGGTATGAAAGCCAAGTTGACTTCTAGCAAAACGGCACGTGACCCAGATTCACGTATTAATAAATCATTAAGAAAATGGAAGTGTTAATATGCCTTCAGGACCAGGAACTTACGGTAGTAAAAAAGGCCGCCCACCTAAAAAGGGTAAAAAGAAGTGAACACGTATATGCCTATAAGGAAGGTGGGGCGGGTTCCTCATCGTAAAAAGGTAACTTATAGTTATCGTGATCAAATTATTGATACCTATATTTACTTAGGATATTAAGTATATAGTAATTCATACAAAGGACGTAGACGAATGGAAACGATAGTAGATGACCTAAGAGACTTCCGTAACTTTCTCTTTGTCGTGTGGTCCCATTTAAACCTTCCAGAGCCTACTCCAGTACAGTATGATATAGCCGATTATCTACAGTCGGATGAAAAACGTATTGTCATAGAGGCATTTCGTGGTGCAGGGAAATCTTACATTACCTCTGCTTACGCATGTCACCAATTATACCTTAATCCTGAAGTTAAAATACTCGTAGTATCTGCAAGTAAGATAAGAGCAGACGACTTCAGCACCTTTACCATGCGGCTTATTCAGGAGATGCCGCTTCTTCAACATCTCATTCCTAGAGACAACCAGCGTCAATCTAAGATTAGTTTTGACGTTGGTCCTGCCAAAGCATCTCACAGTCCCTCTGTGAAGTCTGCTGGTATCACTGGTCAGTTGGCTGGTAGTCGTGCAGACTTGATTATTGCAGATGACATAGAGATACCTAATAACTCCATGACACAAACTATGAGAGACAAGATCGCAGA